CAAACGCGATCTTGCGGGTCAGATTCTCAAAAACTCGTCCAAAGACGGCACTGATAACTGGGAAGTCATCGAATTTCCCGCGATCTTGCCCTCTGGGAACCCTCTTTGGCCCGGATTTTGGAAGAAAGAGGAGTTGGAGGCCATCAAGGCCGAGATTCCGGTCGGGAAATGGGAGGCTCAGTACCAACAGAACCCCACTTCCGAGGAAGGCGCGATCATCAAGCGCGAGTTCTGGCAGATTTGGCACGATGAGGACCCTCCCGACTGCGATTACATCATCCAGTCCTGGGATACGGCCTTCGAAAAGCACAATCGGGCCGACTATTCGGCCTGTACAACGTGGGGAGTGTTCTACCGCGAGAGCAAGACAGGGGAAATGAAGCCCAACATCATCCTGTTGGACGCCTTCAGGGACCGTATGGAGTTCCCTGAACTCAAGGAGAAGGCCACGGAGAAGTGGAAGGAGTGGAATCCTGACACCCTGATCATCGAAAAGAGGGCCGCGGGTGCCCCTCTGATCTATGAACTCAGGAAGGCAGGCATTCCGCTGTCCGAGTACACCCCATACAAGGGGCAGGACAAGATCGCACGGGTCAACTCAATTTCCGATTTGTTTGCTTCCGGGGTAGTATGGCGACCGGAAAAACGGTGGGCTGAGGAGGTTGTGGAAGAGATGGCCTCGTTCCCAAACGGCGACAACGATGACCTCACCGACTCTGCCTCCCAAGCCCTGATGAGATTCAGGCAAGGCGGATTCATCACCATCGACAGTGATGAGAAGGACTACCCTGTGCAGCCCCGTAGGGTTGCGTACTACTGAGGCAACGTATGGCTACCAATTTTGATCCCGCACTGTTCCCCCTTCCTCCCGAGGAGATGGGTGATGAGCCGATGGTTGAAATCGAAATCGAAGAACCCGAGGCAATCAAGATCGGAATCGACGGGGTAGAGATTGAAATTGAGCCGGGACAAGAGACCGAGGAAGACTTTGACGCAAACCTAGCGGAGTACATGAGCGAGGGAGACCTTCAAGGTCTGGCCTCCGAACTCATCGGTCTGGTGGATGCCGACATCGCATCCCGTCAGGACTGGGCAGATATGTACGTCAAGGGCCTGGAGGTCCTGGGCATGAAGTACGAAGAACGCGCAGAACCCTGGCTCGGGGCCTGTGGCGTTTACAGCCCCATCCTGACCGAAGCGGCCATCCGGTTCCAGTCCGAGATGATCACCGAGACCTTCCCGGCCCAAGGCCCGGTCAAAACCCAGATCATCGGTGAGGTCACCCGCCGCAACGAAGAAGCAGCCGAACGGGTTCGTGATGACATGAACTACCGTTTAACCGATGAGATGGTGGAGTACCGCCCGGAGCATGAGCGGCTGTTGTACTCCCTCGGTCTGGCGGGCGCTGCGTTTAAAAAGGTCTACTTCGATCCCACCATCGAACGGCAGACTGCCCCCTACATCCCGGCAGAAGACCTGATCATGCCCTACGGCGCATCCAATGTTTACACGGCAGAGCGTGTAACCCATGTGATGCGAAAGACCGAGAACGAGATCAACAAGTTGATGGCCGCGGGCTTCTACCGTCATGCAGAACTTGGAGAACCTGTACGGGTTTTCACTGACATTGAGAAGAAGAAGGCCGAGGAGCAAGGGTATTCCCTGAACGATGATGATCGTTATCAGGTGCTTGAGATTCATGTGGACTGGAATCTGAAGGGGTACGAGGACAAAGATGAAGACGGAGAAGAGACCGAGATCGGACTTCCATACGTCATCACCATCGAACGAGGTACTTCAACGGTTCTATCGATACGACGGAACTGGAATGAGTCCGACCGAAGAAAACTCAAACGTCAGCACTTCGTCCAGTACACCTATATTCCTGGCTTTGGCGCTTACGGGCTTGGCTATATCCACATCATTGGTGGTTACGCTCGTGCAGGCACTGCCATCATTCGGCAGTTGGTTGATGCGGGAACCCTCAGTAATCTGCCCGGTGGACTCAAGACCCGAGGACTCCGGGTTAAGGGAGATGACACCCCCATCGCGCCGGGAGAGTTTAGAGACGTAGACATCCCGTCCGGGGCACTGCGTGAAAACATCATGCCGCTGCCCTACAAGGAGCCTTCCCAGGTCCTTGCAGCACTGCTTGAGCGGATCACGGAAGAGGGTCGCCGCTTGGCCGCCATCGCTGATCTGAAGATCAGTGACATGTCTGCCCAGGCCCCGGTGGGCACCACCCTTGCCATTCTTGAGCGACAACTCAAGACCATGAGCGCGGTTCAGGCCCGTGTCCACGCAAGCCTGAAGATGGAGTTTAAACTCCTCAAGCAGATCATTCGGGACTACATGCCGCCGGATTATTCCTACGTCCCTGTAGGAGGAAACCGGGCAGCGAAGCAGGAAGACTACGACATCGTTGAAGTCATTCCTGTCTCTGATCCGAACGCCGCCACGATGGCGCAGCGGATCATGCAGTACCAAGCCGCCCTCCAACTGGCTCAGGGTGCTCCCCAGATTTACGACCTCCCCCAACTGCATCGCCAGATGCTTGAGGTCCTGGGCATCAAGAACGCCGAGAAGTTGGTCCCGGTCGAGGATGACCAGAAGCCTCGTGATCCGGTCAGCGAGAACATGTCGTTCCTGACCGGAAAACCTACAAAAGCCTTCATCTATCAGGACCATCAGGCCCACATCGCCACCCACATGGCGCTGCTTCAAGACCCAATGGTGGCCCAGATGATCGGGCAGTCCCCGATGGCCCAACAGATGGGCGCAGCCATCATGGCCCACGTTGCCGAGCACATGGCGTTTGCGTACCGCCAACAGGTCGAGGAGCAACTGGGTGTGCCGCTTACGGCACCGGACGCTGAACTGGATGAGCAGACGGAGGTTCAACTCTCCCGTCTGGTGGCTCAGGCCGCGCAGCAACTGCTCCAGAGCAACATGGGCAAGGCCCAACAGGCTCAGGCCCAACAGCAGGCCCAGAACCCCATGCTCCAGATGCAGCAGGCAGAACTCCAACTCCGGGCACAGGAACTCCAACGCAAGGAGCAGGACAGTCAGCGTGACTTCGCCATCGCCCAGGAGAAGATTCGACTGGAGCGGGAGCGGTTGGCAGTGGAAGCCCAGAAGGAACAGGCCCGTCTGGCAAACCAGAACCGTCAGGCCGACAAGAAACTTCGCGCCGACATGATCAAGACGGTGATGAAGCCCCGTCCCAAGCCGGGGGTCGTACCCCCCAAACAGTGAGGTTTAAATGGCAACCACTGCGTTTACCGTGGTTCTGAAAGAAATCGAAGATCATCGGGAATCCATCGCCCGAGCCTTGATCGACGGTACGGCAAAGGACTTTGCCGACTACCGCGATATGTGCGGCCAAATCCGGGGTCTTTCGACCGCACACATGTACATCACCGACCTCGTGCGAAAGATGGAGCAAAACGACGATGAGTGAAATCCTCCTCAGTACCGGAGAAGACGCGGTGCCGACCACCCTGCCCGAGACGGCAGAGGAAAAGGCCAAGCAACTTCCCGAACCCGCAACGTACCACCTGTTGTGCGCTCTCCCCGAGATTGATCGGGAGTTTGAGAGCGGCCTCATCAAGGCAGACAAGACGATCTACTTTGAAGAGGTCATGTCCCCAGTTCTCTTCGTGATGAAGATGGGGCCTGATGCATACGGAGACAAAACCCGCTTCCCCAGTGGGCCGTCGTGCAAGGTGGGCGACTTTGTTCTGGTGCGGCCCAACACGGGCACCCGCGTGAAGATTCACGGTCGGGAGTTCCGCATCATCAACGATGACAGCGTGGAAGCCGTGGTGCAAGACCCGCGTGGCATCTCTCGCGTTTAAAGGAGGATCACATGCCGCTTGATCAACAACCCTTCAAGTTCCCGGACGAGAAGGCCGAGGAAAAGAAGCAAGAAGAGATTCAGTTCGAAGTCGAAGACGATGAAATTGAGGTGGTGGATGACACCCCCGAAAAGGATCGTGATCGTGCTCCGATGAAGGAAGCACCCGCGGAGGTGACTGAAGAAGAACTCGCTCAGTATTCCGATGGTGTGAAGAAACGCATTCAGCATTTCTCCAAGGGATACCACGAAGAACGCCGCGCCAAAGAGGCGGCATTCCGTGAGCGCGAGGAGGCCGTGCGCCTTGCCCAACAACTCATGGAGGAGAACAAGAAACTCCAGAGTTCACAGGGGCAGACTCAACAAGTACTCCTTGAGCAGGCCAAGAAGGTTGTCCAAGGAGAACTGGAAGATGCCAAGCGCAAGTACAAGGAAGCCTATGAATCAGGAGATTCAGACGCCCTTGTGGCCGCTCAGGAAGAACTGACCACGGCAAAGATCAAGGCAGAGAAGGTCAATAACTTCAAGCCGACCGCTGTACAGTCAGAAAAACCTGTGGTACAACCCGCACCAGTTCAGCAAGAACAGGTCAAAGTCGATCCCAAAGCCTCTGCGTGGCAAGAAGCCAATCCGTGGTTCGGGCAAGACGATGAAATGACCGCCCTTGCATTGACGGTTCATCGAAAACTTGTGGAAAGTGGGGTAAGTCCAAACAGCGACGAATACTACGACCGCATCAATACTCGGATGCGGCAGGTCTTCCCGGATGCGTTCACCTCTGAGAAGCCGGTAAAGAAATCGTCTGTAGTGGCACCTGCGACCCGAAGCACTGCGCCCAAAAAGATCGTGCTGACAAAGTCCCAAGTGAATCTCGCCAAGCGGCTCGGACTGACCAATGAGCAGTACGCCCGTGCGGTTGCGGAAGAAATGAGGAAACAAAATGGCTGAACGTACCCCCCGAGAACTGGAAACCCGAGTCAAGATGGAGCGTCCCAAGCAGTGGATGCCCCCTCAACTGCTCCCCACTCCTAACCCGGAAGATGGGTATTCGTTCCGTTGGATTCGCGTCAGCACTCTCAACAGTTCTGACCCGATGAACATTTCCTCGAAACTCCGCGAAGGTTGGGAGCCTGTGAAGGCTTCGGAGCACCCGGAAATCCAACTGATGGCAACTGGGGACCGTCCCCGGTTCCCGGACAGTATTGAGATTGGTGGTCTCCTGCTTTGCAAAACACCCACCGAGTTTGTCCGCCAACGCAATGACTACTATCAGCGTCAAACTGAAGGTCAGATGCAGTCGGTTGACAACAACTTCATGCGCGAGAACGATCCCCGGATGCCCGTCTTCAAAGAGCGGCGTTCTGAGGTGAAGTTCGGACGCGGTTAAACCCTTAGGAGTCAACAATGGCTTACCCTGCTGTTCCCGCTCCGTATGGCTTCCGCCCGGTCAACTCCGTTGACGGAAAGCCTTATGCCGGAGCAACCCGCCAACTGCGGATTTCGCCCACGCAACAAAACGGATTCAGTCCCGTGACTGCCGATCCGCTGTTCTACGGCGATGTGGTTGAGTTTGAGGCATACGCCAACGCAACCAACGGTTCTCGTCTTGTGCGCTACACGGGCACGGGATACGGTGTTCCGTATGGTGTGTTCGTGGGCTGCACGTTCATCAACCCCGTGACCAAGCAACCCACTTGGTCCCAGTTCTACCCCGGCCCCGCTGCCGCTCCTGACGCAATCGCCTACATCGTGGACGATCCGATGGCGCTGTACAAGGTCGTGGCGACTGGCAACCTGGGTGAAACCTCGACCGAGGTCGTGTACCCGACCCAGTACTGGGCCATCGGTATGGCGCTTGTGATCAACATCGATTTCAACGGCGTTGATGGAAGCACCAACTCCGGTGACTCGTACATGAGCGTTGTGAGTCCTTCGTTCTCTTGGTCTTCACTCGATTCGGGCCTCCACACCCGTGTGATCGATGTGGTCCCCGAGACGGCTACGGATTCCGGGTATGTCGAACTGTTGGTGCGCTTGCAGCCCAACTTCATCGAAAACCCGACCGTCTGCTACCCGACGCTGCTGCTGTAATAAGGAGTGATTCAAAATGGCAATCTCTCGTGCCCAACTACTGAAGGAACTCCTGCCCGGTCTGAACGCACTGTTCGGCATGGAGTACAAGCGATACGGCGAAGAGCACAAGGAAATCTACGAAACGGAGACTTCCGAGCGCTCGTTCGAAGAGGAGACGAAACTCTCCGGCTTCAGCGCCGCCCCGGTCAAGCCTGAAGGCTCGGCCATCCAGTACGACAACGCGCAGGAAGCGTTCACTGCTCGGTACACCCACGAAACCATTGCAATGGGTTTCTCCATCACCGAAGAGGCGATGGAAGACAACCTGTATGACAGCCTCTCGGCTCGTTATACCAAGGCTCTGGCTCGTGCGATGGCCTACACCAAGCAGGTGAAGGCGGCTGCGGTCCTGAACCAAGGCTTCAACCCCGCTGTCGTGTACGGCGACGGTGTCAGCCTGTTCTCGACGCTGCATCCGCTGATCTCTGGTGGCTTTAACAGCAACACGCCCGACACCCCGGCTGACCTGAATGAGACGTCCCTTGAGAACGCCGTCATTCAGATCGCAGCCTGGACCGACGAGCGTGGTCTGCTGATCGCGGCCAAGCCCCGCAAACTGATCGTGCCTCCGGCTCTTCAGTTCGTTGCTACCCGTCTGTTGGAAACGGAACTCCGCGTGGATACCGCTGACAACGACATCAACGCCCTGAAGAACAACGGGTCGATCCCCGAGGGTTACACCATCAACCACTGGCTGACGGACACCAACGCTTGGTTCCTCACCACTGATGTGCCCAACGGTCTGAAGCACTTCGTGCGGACGCCGATGAGCACCTCTATGGATGGTGACTTCGACACGGGCAACGCCCGTTACAAGGCCCGCGAGCGTTACTCGTTCGGCGTGTCTGATCCTCTGGGCGTGTACGGCTCGCCCGGTGCTGCACCGACTCCGACCTGATCGGAGATTTGAGGAAAGGGGGCTTCGGCCCCCTTTTCTTTTACCTATACGGGGTGTATAAACGCACCATGTACCGGGAACCCCGGTGCTCTGGCAGACCCGGCTGACGAGCATGCAGACAGAGCACCACCAATCGCATGTGAGGTGAACGTGGCAAACACGACCTTCAAAGGCCCCGTCCGGTCCCAGAACGGATTCCTTGAGTGGAACGGCTCTGAGTGGGTGCCCATCAGTGGTGGCGGAGGCGCTGCCGCAGTCGTTACATTAACGACGGCAAATAAGTACGGAAATGATGACAACCCTTCGCCGTCTGGAAGTCCCATTATTCTTCCGGTGGTTGGTGTTGGTCAGTCTGTTGCTATAGATGTTGACATCAATGGGTCTTTGAACATTGGAGACTACTGGGCATTTACTCTACCGAGTATTCCGGGGGTATTAAGTTCTTTTTTTGTTGAAGGTTTTTCAGCAATTTATGACGGAAATACGGGCGATCCCCAGGTACTGGGCGGTTTCTCTTCATTTCCAAACGCTCAAAACTTCCCCGCCCAAACCCTGTACTATCAAGCGCCTTACTTTTTCCCGTATGCCCAACGATGGGTTTGTGAATTTACTTACATCAAAAGTTTGGAATTTGAAGGTAATACATACGCGATTTGGAGTCAAACCTTGCCGTGGCTTACGTTTAGCAGTAATTACAGTTCCTATGCGAATTTCCCAGACCCCACGGTTGACCCGTTTGCCCCATAAGGAGCCACAATGACCACTCCAACCAAACCCCTGACCCCGGAGCAGAAAGAGGCTCTGTCCAAACTGTTCCGCCGCAATCAACCCACCCCCAAGGAGGCCAACAATGGCTAACACTACGTTCAAAGGCCCCGTTCGTTCCCAGAACGGTTTTCAGGAACTCGTTGACGGCGTCTGGACGCCTGTCGGTGGTGGCGGTGGTGGCGCTGTTACCCAAATTATTACTCCGTGGCCCACGGCAGGTAATCCGGTAACGATTACCATTCCAGACCCCACCGTAACTGCGGTTACGGTTGGTCAGACGTATGAGATTGTGATCCAGACAACTCTACTTACATCGGGCGAAAACCATACTCTAACCGTTACTATCGGGGCGGTTACAGGCGAAACCATATTTACTGGGTCAATTTTCAATAACACAGACGGCGACCCCGCCGCGCCAATCTATATTTTTAATCAGGACGATTTCAGTTATACAAATGCTGCGCCGGGCAGTTTGTCTGCGGGTAGTGGAAGATTTGTGGTTACATACTGCGGACTGTGCCCATTTGGCCCCGGTCAATATCATATGTATACCGTAACTGGAACGTATGTCCAACAAAACGTGCCGGGGTAAGTATGGCAATGCAAACCGACATCAAAGCCGCCTCAATGGCGGCGGGCGGCACGGCATACGCGGGGCGTACCCGTGTGCGCGGGCTGTTGGTTGAACCCGGCCTTCTGACGGGGTATCTCAAACTGCGTGATGGCGGCTCATCTGGCCCGGTGGTGATGACGGTCAACACCGTCGCCAACGGCGAGCCGTTCAGCGTGGTGATCCCGGCAGAGGGCATCCTCTTCCAGTATGAGGTCTACGCGGAACTCTCCCAGGCCAAGGCCACTGTGTTCTACGGTTGACCAATGCCGATCCCGCGCCTCATCCACCAGACCTTCTTCAAGAAGGACGGGTTGCATCCGGCTATCCAGGCGAACATCACATCCCTGAAGTCGCGCAACCCGGAGTGGATGTACACGCTGTACGACGATCAGGACGTTGAGGACTTCATCCGCAAGCATTACCCGCCCGAGGTGATGCGGCTGTACAAGAAGATTCATCCGTCCTATGGCGCGGCGCGGGCAGACCTCTTCCGGTACTTGGTTGTCTATAAACTGGGCGGGGTGTACCTTGACATCAAGAGCACGGCAGACCGACCGCTTGAGGAAGTTTCAGATGGGATGGACTACGTCCTGTCTCACTGGCGCAAGAAACCGAAGAGGATGTTCAGGCCAGAAGATGAGCGGAAGGTGCCCTACGGTGAGTACCAAAACTGGCATGTGATTGCATCCCAGGAGCACCCCTTCTTGAAGGCGGTTCTTGATCAAGTTTTTGACAACATCGAAAACTACTCTGTTGAGAAGTTTGGTGTTGGTTTTGTGGGAGCGATCCGCACGACGGGTCCGGTGGCATATACCTTGGCGATCCTGCCGTTGGTTGATCAGTATCCGCACAGGCTTTACTACCGTAATCAGGTCGCGGGACTTCACTACACCGTCTTTGAGGACATGGGAGTCCACCGCACGGCGGCATACGGAACCACGCAGCATTACTCAATGTCTCGGATGCCCATAGTTCTGCGCGATTCCGCGAATGGGTTGATCCCTCAGAAGGAGTTGGTCAATGGCTAAGTCACCCGCATGGCAACGCAAAGAGGGAAAATCGGAGAAGGGCGGCTTGAACGCCAAAGGCCGCGCCTCCTACAATCGGGCCAATCCGGGCAAGCCCGGACTGAAGCCCCCGCAGCCCGAGGGCGGACCACGCCGCGACTCCTTCTGCGCCCGAATGAAAGGGATGAAGAAGAAGTTGACGAGCAGCAAGACCGCCAACGATCCGAATAGCCGTATCAACAAGAGTTTGAGGGCATGGAACTGCTGATATGGAACGTGGTCCTCTCCTTTCTCTCTGCGGTCATCCTCTGGATGGTCAAGAGTCATGCGGACGAGGTCAAACGTATTTCAATCCTCCTGAGCAAGACGCGGGAGGAAAACGCAGAGAAATTCGTGACGCGGGCAGATGTCCACAGCGACATTAACCGGGTATTGGTACGCCTTGACCGCCTTGATGAGAAGTTGGAAACTTTTATGAAGGAGCAGCGCAGTGGCCGACAATAACCGCAAGGGTTTCAACATCGCAGGACGCAAAGTCCTGATTGCCATCCCGTGCTACGACGGGAAGATCAACGTCCAGACTGCGTTCTCTCTGGCCGTTGTTGGGCAAGCCCTTGCCGCGTATGGCGCAGGACTCCAGTTCGCGGAGATGTCTGGCTGCTCCATCCTGCCCCGCGCTCGGAACATCCTCGTCAAGAAGTTCCTCGACTCCGACTGCACCGATCTGCTGTTTATCGACGCAGACGTTGTGGTTAAACCCGAATCCATCCTTCGGCTTGTGGCCCTGAGCGGCGACAAGGATGTGGTGGCCGGAACGTACCCCACCCGCACCATCAATCGGTACTTCACGTTTAACCCCGGTGAGTCCATCGATGACTTCAACCCGGTGTTCGATGGGAATGGACTGCTCAAGACAGATGTGGCCCCTACGGGGTTCATGCTGATCCGCCGCCATGTCCTTGAGACAATGGTCAAGAACCACCCGGAGTGGACCTACCGGATCGACAACGATCCCAACGGTAAGGTGGAACACGCCATCTTCGACTTCAAACTGGAAGGCGAGCGGTATGTGGGCGAGGACATCATGTTCTGCCGCCGCGCCATTGCCGAAGGCTTCACCCTGTGGGTTGACCCGATGATCAGCCTTCCCCATGTCGGGACGCAGGAGTTCTCTCGGGACTTCAACACCGAGTTTCTGCAACCCATCATGGCCGCGAAGCGGGCCAAGGAGATGGCCGATGCCGTCAACGAGCAGAAAGCAGCATAACTTCATGGCAGCGGTGGCTAACAACCCCGCGTTTGCCAAGAAGTCCGGGGTTCCACAGTCCGTGGGGCAAGAGTTCATCAAGGCCGACAAAGGCCGTAAATTCAGAGAAGGTGGCGAAATGAAAGAGTCCAAGAAGATGATGGGCAAAGAGTTGGCTTTTATGAAGGCCAAGAATGCCCCCAAGTCCATGATCAAGCACGAAAAGGCTGAGATGGGCATGAAGAAGGGTGGCAAGGTCAAGATGGCCGCGGGCGGTCTGGCCGCAGGCCACAAGCAGGCGGATGGCATTGCCCAACGCGG